AAACGCAGATGTCTGGTGTTGCTAAAGCTGTTAGTGAACCACCTCCAACTAATGTAGAAGAAAAAAAGGAAAAAAAGACTGAAAATAAAAAGTTTTTAGATGAATTAAAAAGCATAATTGGTTCAGCTGTTGGTGGTGCTGGTGGAGCAGCAAAAGAAGGTGCGTCGACGTTGGCCAAGTTTTTAAAAATAGGTATTGCGGCAGTTATGGTGCCATTTTTAGGTCTTATTGGTGGTATTGTTGGTGTTATTAGTGGTATTATGGCCACTCCAGAATTTAAATTCTTAAAAAGTATATTGAGTGGTATTGGAAAGATTACACTTGGTTTTATTAAAACTATGGGTAATATTGGTAAATGGTTTCTGAATTTAATGCCTGGTGGAAAATTAGGAACAAAATTAGGTGAAGTATTTGGTTCACTTGGAAAAACAATGTCGGGGATGTTTAAGGGATGGACAGGTAAAATTGCAACATTCCTAGAAAATCCAAAAATTGTTGCAGTAATGGAAAAGGTGAAAAAGTTTATTAGACCTTTTACTAGACTTGCACTTTGGTTATTTGCTGGTTATGAATTTATTCAAGGCTGGACTAAAGCAGATGAAATATTTGGAAAAAAAGAAGGTGATACAACCATCATAGAAAAATTCGCTGGTGGTATTGGTGGTATACTAGAATTTCTATCTTTTGGTCTTGTAAGTACAGAAAAAGCTGCGAAAGGTCTAAAAGCAACATTTGACTTTTTTAAATTAGCTGTCACTAAACCAAAAGAAGCTTGGAAAAAAATAACTGATTGGTGGGATAAATGGGATTTTAATAAGTCTATTGTTGACCCAATGGTAGAAATGTTTGACAATTTTCCGAAAAAGGTTAGAGAATTTATTGATGGACCTTTAAGTGATTTTGGTTCAAAAGCAACTACGATGCTCAAAGATTTTGTATTTGGTAAAAAGGATCCAAACGCAAAAGAAGGTGATGTGAAAGATGGTGGTTTATGGGGTGGTATTAAAAGTCTGTTTTCAGTCGAGAATGTAACTAAAGCAATCGAAGGATTTGCAAAACTAACAAAAGGATTTGCCGCAATGCTGGGCAGTCTTGTATCTATACCACTGATAGGAACAAAAGGAAATTGGACTGATTTGGAAAGCTGGGATGGACTACTTGGATGGATAAAAGATGATTTAATGAATTGGGAAAATATCAAAAAAGTTGTCGTAACCATTTTTGCCACAATGAAAAGCATTGGATCATACGTTGGTGCTATTGGTGGTAATTTAATAACAAGTTTAATGGATTGGATTGGAGAAAAATTTGAGAAGTTCAAGATTGGTGATAAATTAAAGAATGCTTGGGATAAAGCAGTAGCATGGATAGAAAAAAAGTTTGATTTTAAAATGCCTGAGTTTAAAATACCTAAGTTTGAAATGCCTAATTGGGATGTTGTAGGATCCTTTAAAGATCTAATAAGACCTCTACTAGAAAAGGCAAGTTGGATTGTACCACAATCTCTCTTGGATTGGGTCAAAGTAAAAAAGAAAAAAGAGAAAACAGTAGCAGAAGAAGATGGTGGTTTATGGGGTGGTATTAAAAGTCTGTTTTCAGTCGAGAAAGTAAAAAAGAAAAAAGAGAAAACAGTAGCAGAAGAAGATGGTGGTTTATGGGGTGGTATTAAAAGTCTGTTTTCAGTCGAGAAAGTAAAAAAGAAACACACTTCTTATCATCACCATCATAAAGAGAAAACAGTAGCAGGTGGAGGTGGCCGTGTTGACTTAAGTCAACTTCAAAGTGATGAAGGATTTAAAAAAGGTGTCTATAAAGATACTGAAGGAATTAAAACTATTGGTTATGGTTTTAATCTGGAAAGAGCAGGAGCAAAGGAAGCATTAGATGCGGCTGGTATTAAAAAATCTCTTGGTGATTTAAAAAGTGGTAAATTGAAATTAACAAAAGACGAAGCATCTAGATTAATGAGAGGAGAATATCCTCACTTTGCTGATGCAGCTAAACGTTTTGTTAATAAAGGTAGAGACGGTACATGGAGTAAACTCACGCTTGATAGACAAAAGATTCTCACTAACATGGCATATAACATGGGTGAAACAGGTTTAAATAAATTTGAAGATTTAAGAACTGCTTTACAAAAAGGCAATTATGAACAGGCCGGTGAAGAAATGATGAACTCAGTGTGGGCTGGCCAAGTTAAAGGAAGAGCAGATAGACTTACTGCAAGGATGAAGAATACTTCTGGTAATCAATTAGCTGCTAGTGCAACTGAACAAGGAAATTTACAAGCTCGTCTAAAGGGCGGGAATGTAACTATTAATAATGTTAAAGGTGGAGATTCAAGTCAAGGTGCACATTTCACTGTAGATGCTTCCTCACATGATAGACACGCAAAAGAGGAGAAAAGGATTTTGTAAAGAATTAACTTAGGGGACCCGAAGGTCCCCTTCGTCATTTATTGCTCAGCTAACTTCTTAAAATACTCCAAAGAGTTATCATCTTTATCACCAGCCGCAACTGGTTCATCAGTGCTTTCCTCAATAGTTCCAGTAAACTCACTACCCGCATCACGGGCAACAACTGTATTGAATCGAGCTTCCAATTCCTGATAAGATTTAAAGTTATCTGGACTAACAAATTCCTTTAGAGGATATTGTTGACTCCAAACTTCTTCACACTTCTTATCATCACCATCATATAGAGGTGTTGGATCAGCAAATTCAGACTTATCATAATTTGCATATCCCTCAACCTGACGGATTTTAATTTTGAAGTTCGCACCAGTCCAGAAGTCAAACGGATTTAATGGTGTCTCATCCTTAAATTCAGGATTCATTACACTGGTAATCTTCTCAAAGATTTTCTTACCATAACGAAACAAGAATACCTTTCCTTCATTCTCTGCATTGGCACTATCCTCCAATACAAGAATATTAGAATAATAACTTAATTTTCGTTTACGATCACGAGCAATGTTTTTATCTGATTCAATACCAGAGTTCCACAATGCTGTATTGGCTTTAGATACCGGATCATCTTTACCAAGAGTGGTTAAAGAGTTCTCAATATACCATCCACCCGGACCTTTGAATCCATGTGACCAAAGTTGTACCCAAGGCACATCTTCGTTGTTAGAGGCAGGAAGAAAACGAACAACCGCATAGCCATTACCAGACTTATCACGTTCACATTTCCAAATACGATCATCTTCATACGAGGGTTTTTCAGCTAGTTTCTCAACTTGCTTAGAGAGGTTCTTTAGGTTGGACATTCTATTCTTTTTCATTTCTTTAAAACTTGCCATACTTATTACTCCTTATTTCGTTGTATTATTATATTATTATTGCTTATCATTATATAGCTGGTTATCTTTCCTCCTTTCTTAAATTGGAAGCTTTGGCTCTTGTTTCATCATGTTCAATGACTGTGCCTCTGCTTCAACTTTATCTTTAATAGATTTGTTTAACATTTTAGCCACTCCTTCAATTTCACCATCTATTTCATTAGTATATTCCAGAATAGCATCCATGTAAGTTATCTTTTTATTTTTAACTATTTCTTCAATTGTTTCTGATATATCAATAGCCATAGTCACCCCATTTGTTTTATACTGTCACATATACCTAACTTTTTTGCTTCTGTAGCACTTAACCAAACATCATGTGCAGGTAATAGATAGTCTCTTACTTTCTTTTCAGTTAAACCAGTACATTTTTTATAATGATTAATCATTCGCTTAGTCGTCAATTCATACTCTTTAACTGTAGAAAATAACTCATGTTCTTTACCATACATACCCCATGAATATTGATGTGACAATATTGAAGTATTCGGTGTTAATGACCTATGTCCATTTTCGCCCGCAATAAAAATTGCAAAAGCCGCAGAGGCAATTGTTCCCAATCCAACTGTTCTTATTGGTATTGGACTACCCCTTATTATATCTATTACTGCAAAAGCTGAATTTAAATCACCACCGAGTGAATTAATTAATACTTGTAAATATTTTGCTTTAGGTGATTCTAAATTTTTTCCTATTATAAATGCAATCAAATCACGACATGTTTCTTCATTAACCGGACTCATAAACAAGTATATATCACTGTCTTCTGGAGTAACCGTTTTACTTTCGGTCGTGTTTTTGGATGCCATTTAATAACTCCTATGTGTGCGGTACTAATCATTTGTATTTATCTCCTATAAGGGTCTATATAAAATATATGATCCCCAATAGTGGAGTATTTTAACATTTTACGATTCCAATATGGATCAACATCTTTTCTATGATAATGTGTTGCTCCGTGTAAAAAGTCTTTTATTGGTTCTTTAACCATTGCTTTCGCAATTAGTTTAGAAATAGCCCATGACATCTTGTCTTTAGGAATATCGGATTTACCATCGCAATACCAACTAAAATGACATTTGTGTAAAACTATCTTTCCATTTTTCCGATTAGCTTGATGTACTACTTTACACATAGTATTCGGAAAATGTTTGCTCCTAACTCTATTTATAGTTACTAATGCAACAGCAATTTGTCCCTTCGTCAATTGATCTCTTGCTTCAAAATAAATATTTTTAGCTAAGCAATTAATCTCATTATGTAGAGTATAAGGTTTTAATGATGTTTTGAACGAATTATCAACTTTTCCTCTACTCATTTCCATCATTTTTTCTTGAACCCAACTAGCTTCAGATATTGATACCGAAACTAATAAGATACAAATAAAAAATAACTTCTTCATAATATATACCTCTCATAATAAAAGAATGGTGGGGATTCGAATCCCCACCATATAAGTCAGTTAAAACTTATCCCCAAAACTTATTCAGTTTATTGCGGATAGCCTTAACGGTTTTTGCACCACCAACGATGTCTGCGTTCTTAAACGCAGTTTCGCCGGTTGCTGGACTCGTGTAAATACTCACCCAGCGGGGCAATTTAGTTAACTCGCATTCCAAACGAGTCATCTTGCGGGCGTATCTTCGTCCCACCCTAGGTGCTCCACGTTTCGTCGTCATACTCATATCATCTCCTTCAAAGGATTTAAATAAATAATGAATGTATTAATCTCATTCATCATAATAACAACTCCATTATACCATCATGGAGTACAACATACAAGGAAAAAGTTTCCCTTGAATTTGGTGAGGGTTTCTGTTGCCAAGTACCCTCGGACTCCGACTACTGGGGAATCGAACCCCCGTCAAGCTAAAGATATTATCTTTAACCTCCAAATACTTTAAAACCAACAAACCCAAGTATTGCTACTATCATTAATGTAACACCAAAATCGTAAAATTTCATAGTTTTTTCCCCCTTGAAAAGTTATTCTTTCATCCTTGAAAGAAGTTAGGTGAGGGTTTCTGTTGCCAAGTACCCTCGAACTCCGCTACTTAGTTATTAAGCAGCAAGCGCGTACGAATAATCGTTAGCGTTTATAGTTTGAATGATTGATAACGGAGCCATCATTCTTCTCCGTGCTGTCTTATAGTTTCCATTCTCCTGTCGAAACCTAGTCACCCCCATACTGTTAACTTGAGGAGTCGCTGATCCTTCCGTTATCCGATTGGTTTCTCAATCGTAGTCAGCATCTAAATATGGTGGAGGCGAGGGGAATCGAACCCCTGTCCAAAAAAACTTTCACAATAAGATTATACAGCAATTTATTTTTTCAACCATCGCCATGCAACTACTAATACAATAATACCCAAAACTCCGTGCCATACTTCAAAACCAAAATGAGAAGGTTTTGCATTAACAACTTCTATTGGCATCTCAACAAGTTCTACATTTTTAATACTTTCCTTACCAAATTCTTTAAGAGTATCAACTACTGGTGGCGACTCTACAACCGTTTCTACTGGTGGCGACTCTACAACCGTTTCTACTGGTGGCGACTCTACAACT